TGCGGGTATTCATGTTGCTGGTTTTGAAAAGGACGGTTACAGTGTTACTGTTGATCGTACATTCATTGCCGCAGCACGTGAGTACTTGCCTGGTTTCACGGTTGCCACCGCGGGAAAGATTGAGTTATCGATCCCTGGTAAGACCGTGGAGTTGGGTCCCATTCACATGAAAGCTCCCATTCGCTACCAAAGCGAGGGAACTGCCACTGTGTATGGTACCACAGACTTACCACGAGCCTCTCCGCAATCCATGGTCAGACCCACTCTTATGGGTGCGGCTGTCCGTGATATTATGGGGTTGGACTCTGAGTGTGTCGCCCCGGACTTGAAGACTCCTAGGCCAAAGGCTATTGCGCTGAAGGAACTTCTCGACCCGGTGGATGTGAACACTGGTGTCGTTGATACTTGTGCTGACGCGCTTTTTGAGCGTTATAAGGCAGGTCTCTCGGCAGAGCAGTTGAGGACTTTGAAACCATATGATATGTTTACAGCTATCAATGGTCATGCTGGTGTGGCGTATGTCGACGCCATCAAGTTTTCCACTTCTGCGGGTTTTCCACGGAATTGCCCCAAGAGTGAGTTCACATCACCTGATGAGCCACGAGAGTCGGCCCCGGCCCCTCGAAAATTTGACGACTCCATTATGGTAGAAGTTGAAGCTTTGAGGCAGTGTTATGCCTCAGGAGAGCGTGGGAATATTGTTTTCCGTGCTAATCTGAAGGATGAGGCTGTGAGTCTGAAGAAGAAGAAGATGGGTAAAACCCGCGTTTTTGCGGGTGCTCCCATTGCCTACACCCTTCTGGCTCGCCAATACTTTCTCTCGTTTGTGCGTTTGGCGCAGAATAATCCCAGACTTTTTGAGAGTGCTGTCGGAATTAATGCCACCTCTTCGGAGTGGGGCAAATTGCGAAAGCATTTGACGAAGTTTGGGCTCGCCCGCATGATTGCGGGTGATTTCAAAGCCTATGATAAGAGGATTCCGGCGAATTTGTTGTTAGCAGCATTTAACGTTTGGATCCGCTTGGCGCGGTTGAATTCTACAATCACTGGTTTCCACTCTGATGGTGAACCTTGTTATTCTTACGAGGACATCACTGTTATGATTGGAATTGCCACTGACACAGCATTCCCGCTTATGGATTTCTTTGGTGAAATTATCCAGTTTAATGGCTCGAACCCCTCGGGCCACCCATTGACTGTCACCAAGAATGGAACTTGCAATAGCCTCTACATGAGGATTGTATGGTTCTATGCGAAACCACCCGAATACACAATGGCTGATTTTGACAAATTTGTCACTCTTATGACGTATGGAGATGACAATGTGTTGAATGTTGATGCTAAGATCGACTTTTTCAATCACACGACCATTGTGGAGAAACTTTCCCAGATTGGCGTTA